CGAAATGGACGCACTGGTGTCGCGTGGCGAGGGCGACTTTGCGGTGGTGCGACAGGGCGACTGATCCCAGGACCGTTCTTTTCTCTCCTGTCTGGGCCGGGCGGCATCGTGCTGCCCGGCCCTTTTTGCTGCGCCCCAGACGATAGCCCATCACAGGGCGCGCACGCGCGCACACGGTGAGCACATGCCAGGCGGAAAAACGAGCATTCCGAAGGAAACGCAAATTGCGATCGCGCACGCACTGGCGGAAGGCGTCAAACTTCAACGCGATATCGCCGCAGAGCACGGCATCGACTACGGCTACCTCCGACGAATTGCCACCGGACAGCGTGTCCCTGGGGTCATGAAACTTGTCGATGAACTGGTCAACGAGCACACGCAGGCAGCGCTCCGACTCGCCAAAAAGCGAGCACAGGCGGCAGTTGCTACGCTTGTAAAAATGCAGAATAATGTCGGGCGGGAATACAAAGAGGAGACTCAGCGCGGCGCCGCCAACGATTTGATCGAACTTGCCTTCCGTGACGTCATCTCCGTCAACACATCCCACCAGCACTTGCACGTTGACGGCGGCGTGGTGTTGCTCGCGGATGTCGCTCGCGGCCAGACCGCCATGCCCCCTGAACGCATCGCCGCCCTGGGACTGGATGACGGCAACGGTGTCGCCGGCGGGAACGGACACCCGAAACTGATCGACTCCGGCGGCAATGGGCACGGCGGCAACGGACATGCTGGGGGCAACGGCCATGCCACGTCCAAAAAAGACGGACAAGGCTAAGAGGCCGACTCCCAAACTCACGCAAGCGGATCGCGACGCCATCGACTCGATGGTTTCCGACCCGGCCATTTTCAGCGAGGCCGTATTCGGCCGCACGCTCTGGAGAGACCAGCGTGCAATCGCAGCATCCGTTCAGAACAACAAATATACAATCGTCCGGTCAGGCGCCGGTGTCGGGAAAACCGCCATTGCCGCGCACGTCGCATTCCATTTTCTATCAACACGGCCAGGATCGATCGTCTACACCACCGCGACGACATGGGAGCATGTCCGCGACGGCCTATGGAAGGAGATGAGCATTCTTGCCGAGCGGGCACAGCGTCCGATTCAACTCCCGAGCGGTGCGACGCTCCGCGTGCTGAATGGGAAACTCGGATCGCTTTCCTATCACATGGGACATGACTGGTTCGCTCGCGGCATCAGCACCAAGACGCCGGAAAACTTTCAGGGCAAACACTCGCGGGGCGGCGTTCTGATCGTCGCGGACGAGGCCAGCGGCATTCCTGATGAAATCTTCCACGCGATGATGCGATGCGTCACCAGCGACAATGACAAGTTCTTTGCCATCGGGAACCCGACGAAATCATCTGGCTGGTTTTTCGACGCCTTCCACGGGAAGGGCGAGGGGTGGATGCCGTTTCATATCGACCTTGAACAGACTCCGTGGGTCAAGCGGGGACTTCCGCCGCCGGCACACGGACTGAGTTCCGCCGCATGGATTGAAGAGGAGGCGAATCGACTCGGCAGTCGAGACCATCCCCTGTTTCGGATCGGCGTCAATGGGGAGTTCGATGTTCGTTCCGATTATCTCATGCTATCTTTGGCGGACATCATTGCAGCCGAATCAGAGGAGCGTTTCGAGTCCACTTTGCAACTCTCTCCGTGCTCCCTGGGTGTCGATATCGGCTGGCAGCATGACAAGACCGTGCTCACTCGCATTCACGGCGACCGGATGACACATATACACAAAGTGGTTGGAAACGACCCGATGCAGGTGACGGGCGTCGTCATGAACATGTGCCGCGAGAATCCGGTTGACATCATCGCGGTGGACACGAACGGAATCGGTGCAGGTGTGTGGGCAAGGTTGCATGAACAGGATATGCCCGTCATGCCCTACTACGGCTCGGCGGAGCCGATGAACAAGGCGATGTACGCGAACCTGCGGGCCGAATCATTCCATGAATTGTCCATCGGGATCAAGAATGGCGGACTCTATATCTTGAAGGACGAGGAACTTCGCGGCCAACTCGCATTCCTGCCCATCAAACGGGACTCCACCGGCCGCCTGCTCATGTGGAAGAAAGAGGACATGCAGCGGGAGGGCCGGCCCAGCCCGGACTGCGCCGATTCGCTCACGATAGCCAGATGGGCGCAGAAGATGTGGCACATTCACCACAACTCGCCACCTGAATCCCGCATTCATGCACCGAGCACGCCGGGCGTGTTCGCATGGTGAACCATGTCCTACCAGCCGAAGCCTCGTCGCCGCGTCTATGGTCAAGCGTCGCAAGTTGTGGATATTCCCGACGACAACATTCCCGATGACATCGCGGAGGCCACTCGCCACCTGCTCCAGCCGTTCCGTGACAGCGTGCTGACATCCGTCTGGAACATGGCACAAAGCCTGCTTGTGGAAGCCGAGCAATTGCTTTCCCAGAAGCGGGCCATTGGACCCAGTCGCCCGCCTGTTCCGAAGAAACTCCACCGGAAACTCAAGGAGAGTTATCCCGGCGTCGATTGGGACCGCGACGACATCCTGCTCACGCAGGCGGTGGCGAGCGGATCGTTCGGGGCGGACATCAACGAATGGCTTGTGATGCGATTGGAATACCACCGCACAGAGGCCCGGTGGCTGTATCAGACGAACCCCCACTATCGCGGCATCATCCGGCACGCCGTCAATTACATCGTCGGCGAGAATCCGATGGTCGCCGTTGAACCCGTTGACAAGAATGCCGACAAGAGTCTCGCAAGCCGCGTCGCCGATCACTGGAAGCGGAAAGAGGAATCGGCGAGATTCAGTTTCCCGAACCTGGCCCGCGAGTTTGTCGAGCGTGCCCTTCGGGATGGCGAGGAGGGATGCCGCCGCATTCATGATGCCGAAGCGGGAATCGTTCATTGGCGGCATTTGCAGCCGGAATGGATTGTCGAGCCGGTGGACAAGTCGTCTGCCGACAGTCAATGGTCCTACAGTTACGGCATCCAGACACCCGCCGATGACGTCGAGACGATTGAGGCGTTCTGGTATCAGCCTGGCGGCGGGCTGGGCGGAAGGGGAACGCAGGCCAAGCCGATTGAAAGCGACGATGTTGTCTGGTGTAAACTTGGCACGGACAGCAACCAGAAGCGGGGCCTTCCGCACCTGTTCACCGCGACGCCGATGATCCGCAGGTTCGCCGATTGGATCATGGACCGGATCATTTTGAACAAGGTGCGTACGGCCATTGCCGTCGTCATCACGAATGCCAACTCGCCGCCCGGCGCGACGCAGGCGCGGACGGATCGACTGGCAACCGGGTCGATGGTATATCGCGGAAGCGACAACTCCCAGCAGACGGTCAAGACACAACGGATCTTCCCCGGCACGACGATTCGAGCCGCGCCTGGTGAGGACTGGAAATACCTCAACCCGAACACGGGAGCGGATGACGCCGCGGCGGATGGCCGGGCGATCGCGCTCGCGATTTCGGTCTGCGTCGGATACCCCGAGTTTATGGTGAGTGGAGACGCCAGTAATAATAATTATTCCTCCGCATTAGTCGCCGAGTCGCCGGGCGTTCGCACCCTGATTTGTCAGCAGCAATTCTTCGGCGAGTTCCTGTGCGAGATTCCCCGCAAGACGGTCGAATTGGAAATGGGCTTGTCGCCGGAGGAATTGGCGCAGTTGCGGTTCATGGTATCACGGCCGGACGTCATCAGCCGTGATCCATTGCAGCGTGCGCAGGAAACCGAGACGCTTGTCTTAGCAAAGATCATGTCCCGCAAGACGGCCCAGAAGCGGCACGGGCTGGACCCGGAGGAAGAGGACGAATCGATCGAGTTGGATGCGACGGAGCCGGTAGGTGCGGGCGGCGAACCGCTGGACACGCCGCCGGCGCCGAAGGTGGGCGGGAAACCGAAGGCGGGCGGCGGTGGAAAAAAGACGGTCAAGAAGTAAACGGGCGGTGCGTCCGGATGCTGACCGCAATGCGTTGGTCGAGCGGCACATGCACCTGGTACGGCCCATTGCGGAGATGGTCGTTCGGCGGCTGCCGGCTGGCGTGTTGTCGCTGGATGACGCGATCGGCGCCGGGAACATGGGTCTGATTTACGCGGCCCGGCTCTACGAGGCCCGTCATGGCGCATCGTTTCAGACGTTCGCGTCAAGACGGATTCGCGGCCAGATTCTTGACTGGATCAGGGACACCCATCCGCAGGTCCGCTTTATGCAGAAGTTCGCGGGCAAGCGTCTCGCGGCCATGAATGCCCATGTCGCCGAGACGGGGCATGATCCGAGTGACGATGAAGCCGCCGAGCGGATGGGCATGTCGCTCGATGAATACCGCCGATCATGCCGGTGGATGCGGGCCGGCGACCATCAGCACCTGTCTGGTTTTGCCTATGAGGACGCGAACGGGGATTCGGTCGCCACGAGCGTGCCAGACGAAAAGGCAGGGCCCAGCGATGCCCGCATGGCGTCGCGGGAGCGGATCGAGGCGATTCTGCGAGGGCTTCCGATTGAGAGTCGGCTGATCCTTCGGATGCGGTTCGTGGATGAAATGACGTGCTGGTCCATTGGGCAGGCGATTGGCGTGACGGAATCCCGCGTGTCGCAGGTCATCAAACTGGCGATTGACTTCCTCCGTGAGCGTGCGAAAGTGGCGTAAGTGCTTGTGGAATAAGCAGGTTACGGACGTTTTTCTGTAAGTGTAGCAATATCATATGGTTGCGAACGAAAACAGTTTCCCGCCAATTGGCGGGGAATTGCGAAACGGATGTAAGCCATTGTGAATCAATGGGATATGAATCCAATTGGCGGTCTAAACTTTTCTTAATATAGCGGGACAAATGTCTTGACAGGATTGGCCGAGAAATTGGATGCCGCATCGGCCCGTGGGCTGGCCCTGCATGATGTCTGGGTGCGACGCCGCATCACGCTGGCCCGCGTCGAGAATGCCCTGTCCAATTCGACATTCGCCATTCTCTCGCGGGGGCTGCGGCAGGCCCATCGCCGCCTGTTGGATGATCCCGATCCGCCTGGGCGATGGAAACTCTCCCACAAACTGAACTGGCTCACGGTGGACCTGCACACCGTGCATCAGGCGATGTGCAAGCATGTCGAAGATCAAACCGGGCCGCTCGTCCGGGCATGGTTCGCCATGCAGGCCAGGTCGCTCATTCATCGCGTGCGTCCGCGAGACCATGAATCAATCAAGACACACGTCGCATCGCTCGGCGTCTCGCATCAATTGGGTGAAGCGAAGAAGGGCAAGGGTTTCACGATCAATGTCAAACTGGACAAGACCGAGATTCTCAAGGCGATCCTCTCGCACATGGACACGTCGGAAATCGCGGCCTACCTGCGAAGCCCGTCGGCGACCGCGTTTCGCGGCCGGGCCAACCAGCGGCTCAAGGATGCGATGGACCGGCTGGCGAAGGAGATGGAAACCGCAATCACGCGCAAGGCGAAACGCGCGGCGGTGGGCAGTCGCATCCGATCAGAACTCAATCGACTGGCGGACCGGGTCGATGGCATCGTCCGCGATCATGTGCAGACGGTTGCCTACGATTCAGAGGACATGCTGGCACAATACCTGTCGCCGGCGGTCAAGCGGCTTCGCTGGACGGCCCTGTTGGATGCACGCACCTGTCTAAAATGCGGGAGTTTGCACGGGAAGGTCTGGCGGGTGAGCGACCCGTCGCGGCCCAGGATGCCGGCGCACGGGCATTGCCGATGCTACTATCTTCCGGTGCTTCGCGGATCGACCCCGCCGCCCGCGACTGACACATATGACAAGTTTCTGCGTCGCCAGTCGGCAGCGAAGCAGTTGGAGATTCTTGGTCCGACGCGGTACAAGTTGTTTCGCAAGGGCGTGCCCGCCGAGCGGTTTGTCAATCGTCTGCGGCGGATCGTCCCGGTGTCAAAGTTGCCGGACCCAGGAAGGATACCTAAAGCATGGAAACAGCCATGACGAAAAAGACGGCGTGGAGTTGGACTGTTTTCCCAGTTGGCAAAAATCTCGATGATGCCCTCCTTGTGACGGGCACATTGATGATCGGCGGCCAAGTAATCGGATTGAAAAAGTACCGCCTCGCCTATGGCGATTATGAAAAATCCGCATCGACAATAGCCAAATGTGTCAAGGAATTACCTGCTGACGTCGTGACGATCCACGACACCGAGTTTACTCCCCTGCTTGAGAAGCATGGCGTTGCAATTCTTCCATACGATGGCCCAACGGTCGATCTCGGTCATCTTTCGGGTTTGGATGCAATCGCTCAACTAGGCAAGATAATGTGCTGTTGGGCGCTCACTCGTTAGGCGAGTTGCCGGACCCGGCGAGGATTCCGAAGGCTTGGAAGCGGTAACGGATTTTCCCGCTGTTTGGCCTCCGATAGCGACCCCATGAACGCGATTGACGGATTCATCGTCGGCATGTCCGCTGGCATTGCAACGGCTGTCATTATTCTTGAAGCGATTGAGTGGATGTTCGATCGTCGCGGGGGCATGGCCGGTATGGTTGGCCGAGTTGAACCTACGATTTCATTCCCCCTCCCGCCCGCCGAGAGCGGCACCTGCAAGGTCTGTTTGAAGCCGCGAGCGGAGTGCGAAGGGCGCGGACTGCGTGACAAGGGACCGGCCCCAATTGACCAAATACCCGAACCGACTCCGGCACCGCCGCCGCCACGGGCATAGCCCATCCCCGATAGCGACCCCATCACGGAGGTCGCCATGCCGAAAGCCAAGTCCACACCCGAACCGAAGCCCGCATCCGTCACGCTCGCCGAACTGGTGACGCAGTGCGAGGCCGGCGACATGCTCGCCCCTGCCGCGACCGGTCGCATTCAATTCATGGAGCGAAGCCCGCTCTCGGATGACTCCAAAATCACGGAGGCCGACGGCCGCACGACGATTACGAATGTCGCCGTCGTCAAGACCAGCAGCCGCAACAAGAGGCTCTATCCCCGCGACGTGCTCGAAGCCGCGATCCCCAAGTATGAAGGGGCGAAGGTCTTCATCGACCATCGTTCGCCGGATTCCAAGAGCATCAAAAGCGTCCGCGATCTGGCCGGTTCGATTCATGGCGTCTATTTCGATGCCAAGACCGACACGCTCATGGCGAAGGAATTACGGCTTCGCGGACCCGCCGCCGACGTGGTGAAGCAATGCGCCGAGTCGGCTCCGGACATGTGCGGCCTCTCGCACAACGTGTACGGCAAGGGCGAAAAGACGAAGGATGGATGGGTCAAATTGACATCCATCGACGACGTGGAATCCGTGGACCTGGTGAGCATGACGGGTTCGACCAAAAACCTGTTTGAATCGGCGAACTCCCTGATCGACATGATCGAAGGCGACCTGACCGACCGCGTTGCATCGGACGAGGAATCATCCCGCCTGTACCGCATCTACAACGCGGCCTGCACGCTCATCAATCGGGCGATTTATGAGTATGACGCGGACATTCCCAGCCGCGCGAAAAAGATCGTCGGCATTCTCGGCGAGTGGGTCGAAATGCTGCGCGAGAAATACGGCGTGAGCGAAGGCGCGAACCCCGGCGGCGCAGACCCGTCGAAGGCCGTTTCCGATAGCCCCACCAGCAAACCCGGCGACAACGGACCGGCGAAGGAGACGAACATGGACTGGAAGGACATTACGAGCGAATCGCTCAAGGCCAATCGCCCGGACCTTGTGTCCGCCCTGATCGATCCCGTCGAGAAGCGGGCGACCGAAGCCGAGACGAAGGTCAAGGCGATGGAGTCCCGCGAGTCCGCGACCAAACTCGCAAGCAAGTTGTGCGATGACGCCAAGATGCCCGCCAAGTTGCGGACCACGGCGTTCGTCGAATCGCTCGTTCGCGCCGGCGATGAAGCCGGAATGAAGGTGCTCGTCGAGGACCGCATGGCGCTCGCCCCGCCGGCACAGGAGTCGGATGAGTCGGGCGGCAAGGGCGGCCGCGGCGGCAAGTCCCGCCCCCGCATGGACAACCCCGAGCGGCCCATCGGACTCGCCAGCCAGGATGACTTCATCTCGGAGTCCCTGCTGAATGACGACGAAATCGACACCGAACTGGCCGAAGCGTTCGGCCTTGAGATTGAGGCGTAACGGGCGGCAAGCCTGTTGCGATGGTTGACGCGAGTCGTTATTGAGCGGCCCGGCCGCTGAGAGAGCAATCCCATGAACAACTATGTTCACAAAGCCCGTGGCCCGATTCACCTTCCGACCCCGGCGGGCGCCGGGTTCTATGACGTGGTGGACAACACGATTCTCGGCTCGCGGCATGGCGACATCGCCTGGTATGACGCCGCGACGGACACGGTGAAGCCCGCGAGTTCATTCCCGTGGACCACGTCCATCGCGGTCACTCAGAAATTGTTTGCCCCTCACTTTGTCGGGTTCCAACTCGGCAACGTGGATGGGGCTGACGCGGCCGGCACCCGTGCCATCGAGTCGTGCGGCGAGTTTCTCGTTCCGTGTTCGTCCGCCACTTATCTGCCGGGCCAGTTGCTCGGCGTCGCCAAGCAGTCCGGCAACGCACTGGAGCGGTTCAAGTTGGCGGCCGTGACGCATCCCGCATCCGCCATTGCTCAGGTGACGCGGGCCAGTGGCGCGAGTGCGACCCAGGTCTGGTGTAAGCCGCTCGTTCGCCGGATCGGCGCGGGTTTCAATCCGCAGTTCGCCCTGCACACCTACTCGTTCTACGTCACGGACACGACCGGCGATGTCGTGTCGGACTTCACGTTCGGACGACAAGTCGCCCTGTTGTCCCTCAAGTATGTTCAGACCGTCATTCAGTCGTCTGCCGACAAGACATTCACCCCGAAGAAAGGCGCGACATCCTTGACGACGCTTGTCATCGCGGTGTCCGGCGCGGCGGTCGGCAAGGTGACCGAGCAGACCTATGACCCGTCGGTGGCGAACAACCAGTTTGACGCGGACGACCTGCTTGACATCGCCGATGACGGCGGCGGCGCCGGAAGCGGAACCCTGATCCTCGAAGTCATGGACTGGCCGCTGTAATCGCGGCGGCCGGTTCGGATGTTTGGCTGGCGTGAATGAACCGGGCTGAACAACGCCCGCAACAATGAGGCAAATGTCATGATCGTACTTGGAAACTCAGGCCGCGTAAACATCCGCCGCTTCGTGGAGAGCGAACAGTCCGCCACGGTGGACATTCGCAAGGCTCGCGTCAAGGCCGGCAACAAGGTCATCGGGATTCTCCGAGAGGATCGTCGCCGGTCGGTTGAGGCGATGGCCCGCGGCGAGCGGCGCCGGCTGACCGCGCACGCCATGTTGTCCATCCGCGACATGTTTGAGGCGATGGTCGGTCCGGCTCGGATTCTCGAATCCGAAGCCTGTCACCGATTCATGGAGTCGCCGTTGGTTTCGACGGCGTTCACCGTCCTGACCAGCAACATGATTCAGAATGCGATTCTGGATGGGTACATCCAGCACAGCGACGCGATGGTGAGTGCCCTGTCCACGCCGATGCAGAGCACGCTCCGCGAGGAGATTCTGTCTGGAACGCAGGCGATCGACGTTCCGCAGACCGTGAGGGAAGGGGAGGAATACCCCGACGTCAGTTTCGGCGAGAAGTCAGTCAAGACGACCGAGTCCCCGAAGAAGGGCCTGGCGATCTCCATCGCCCGCGAGACTGCGTTGCACGATCAGACCGGCCGCGTCATGCGGGATGCCAACCGGCTCGGCGCTTCGCTGGCCTACGATCGGCTGGTTGAACTCCTCAAGGTCATCACGCAATACGCCGGGTTCGGCCGCTTCCGCCCCAAGAAGGATCAGAACACCGATCATGCCGAAGTGCCGCTGTATCGCACGTCGGCCAACACCGATTCGACGCTCTGGTTCAAGCGGAACACGACCCGCATCGTGCAGGCGCTCATAAATTGGAAAAGCATCAATGATGCGTGGGTCGCCGGATTCACCGGCCGCACCGACGAGGCGGGCCGCGTGGTTCAGCCGCCGCCCGGCACGCTCCAGATCGTCGCGCCTCAGGCGTTGCAGATGACGATCGTGGAGGCGTTGGGCGCTGTCACGGTCACGCGAGAGCACGCCGTCGCGGCGTACAACTACTCCGCCGGCGACGCGATCAAGAATCGACAGGCTAGTCCGAATCCGCTTCTGGCGATTCTCGGCAGCATCCCGACGCCGTTCATCAGTCCGATCCTGGATTCGTTCCCGGAGACATCGGCGGGCACGGACCTTCCGTCTGGAACGAACCTGAACACATGGTACATGGGCAATTACCAGGAGACGATTGTCGAGACGATCAACTGGGCGATCGAGGTGACGAATCTCGGCCCGCGTCCCGAACGTGACGTGCTCGTTCGCTACAAGGGCAGCCGCAAGTCGGCCTTCCAGCCGGTCAGCGACATGTACGCCCTCCAGTGCCTCGGCGCGTAACGCGGCCGCCACTGGTGAATAAAAGCGACTGTTATAGCGGCCCACCTGCGGCAACGTGGGTGGGCCGCATTGTTTGAAACACGGCGAATGGCTGCGGGGTGAATCATGGCTGGCAACGGAAATGATGCAGAGACCCGCGAGGCGATGTTGGTCAACGTCAATATGAGGATCAATGAGAAATTGCTCAATAACAAGCCCATTGATTCATCCTTGCTGGCCTTGCGGGATCAGTTGACGCGGGAGGTTGCCGCCGACGCCGGTCAGGACGATGGGTCCATGCTGGTGTATGAAGATCCGAGACACCCGTTCCCGGCGAACTACTAATGCCGATCCAGATTCCCACCGGATGGCTCGAATCGGTCCGCGCCGCGGTCACGGCCTACATGCTGCACGATGTCGCTCGAACGGGCACCATCGCGGCGGCGGCGTCGTTCACGGATGCCGGAAACGACGACATCTATCCCGTCATCAAAACCCGTCTTGAGGACAGGCGGATTTTCGTTACCGGGGCCAGTGAGGCGACGAACATCGGCACATACACAATCGACGCCGATGCGGCATGGGTGAATGCCAACACGCCGATGGTGACGCCGGCATTCCCGACGCCGAGCGGGACATTCACCTACCAACTCGAATCGCTCCCCGCGTACTACATTCGCACCCGCAAGGGCAACTGGTTCCTTCACGAAGAAAACGCCCGTCTGCCGGCACGGCTCGCGGGGTCTGATTTCCCGGCGATTGAGATTGTCCAACTTGGCGCCGTCACGGTGGACCAGGTGACCAACATGGACATCGACCATGCAATCACGCTGCGGTTTTTGCTGGCATGCAAGGGCCGCATTTTCAACGAGTTGAATTACCTGTACGGCATCGTGTTTGACCGCCTGATTCGCGGACGAAACGAGCGATTCCATCACGATGACGCGACGGCCGGCGCATGCTTGACGTCCGTCGCTATCAGTGCCCTTCAATTCAACTCGCGGGAGATAACGGAGGCGGGCCCGGACGGCAGCCCGATAGCAACCGGGTATTACAACAGTTGCGAATTCGACCTCACGGTTCGGGTTCGCCGCCAGCGTGATCCGCTGGCGTAGGAGCGTGCAATGGCGGAACTCGGAACATCCCACGGGTACAACGGGCGGCTCTATGTCGGCCTCCAGTCGGCTTTCGGCACGCCGGTTGCCGCGACGGATGCTCTGCCGATCACGCGGGCGGGGTTCAAGGATCATCGGCCGAATGAACTGGCCGGCGGCGTCAACAGTGCTCGCGGCATCCCGTATTTCAAGAAGCGGGGCGGTCTGCGCGGCGTCGATGGATCGTTCGCGATGGTTGTGCGGCCGTCGCAACTGGACCTGATCGGCCAGATGATCTTCGGCTACAACGCGACCACGGCCTACGCATTCCACAATTCCGGCACGGCGGTTGACCAACGCCTGTTCACGTTTGAGCAGGATTTGGAAGGCTGGAAGAAAAGCGAGTTTTCAGATTGTCGAATCAGCCGGGCGACTCTTCGCTCGGGACAGAGCGACCTGGATCTGACGTTTGAGGCGGATGTCATCGGCGCTGCCGCCGATCACGACATCACGATGACGACGGGCCTTGCGCAGCCGACCGGGGCGGTCCTCCGCCACAGCGACCTCGTCCTACAGTTGGGCACGTCGCCGTCGCTCGGCTCCCCGGTCACTTTCAACCCCGAGTCATTCAGCATCACGGTCGATCATGCGCTTGACGGCGGCGTGTTCCGCAACAGCCTGCGGCGTCTGGCGATTCCGCACGGCATCCGCCGCGTCACCATGTCGGCGGTGCTGGACCGCAACACGACGACGAAGGATGAACTCGACCGGTTCCTTGCCGAGTCGGGCACGCCGTTTGCCGCGCGGGCCAAGTGGACGCTGGACGGAAGCAACTCCGCCCAGTTTGACGCCGGATATTGCTTCCATACCGGCGACTGGCCCGAGATGACCGCCGAGGCCATCAGTGATACATGGGTCTTGACGTGGGAGTGCTTTACCAGCGCGGCCGGTTCCGAGAATGAACTGACCGCGACCATCCTCAGTGCATAGGGATAATTGTCACAGAAAGCGGGAGGCTATGAGTCAATCGAATCAGCCGCAGTTTGTCTATCTTCACGACGATCTTCTGATTGAGGCGGAGTTTCCGGGAACCCGGTTCACGCCGCCCTTCGCATTCAAGTTTCGGCCCGCCGATTTCGGCGATGCGATGGACGCCGGCGAGAATCGACAGAAGTTGCTCCGCGAGGAGAGCGGCCAGTTGAACGTCATGCGGCGGAAACTGGCCGCGAATCCAGATTCGGTTGAACTTGCCAGCGAGATTGCCGACGAAGAGCGGCGTGTCAATGACCGCGTCGCCATGTTGCAGGACTTTCACCTGATCGCCCGGTCGGTCAAGTCGCACACGATGGTCAAGCAGGTTGGCGAGACGACGGTTCCCGTCAACTTGGCCGATCTGGCTGATTATCGCCGCCTGCCGCCCGGCGCCATCAAATACATGCTGGGGATGATTCTCGCCACGGCGGAGACCCCGTCGCTTCCGGATGCCGCGCTCGGCATGGTGGCGAATGCCCTGGGAAAATCCGGGAAGTAGTCCGGTTTGCCCAGCGATATCCGCTGTGGTATGCCCGCGACTGCGACATTTGCCAAAAATACCGGCTTGAAGTGGAGCACGTTCCCGGCGGCGGATGCCGCGAGGTCGTGTCCCGCAATTCCATCGGCCTGCCGATCCTGAACGCGAAACCCGTTGACTGCATGGCCCAGCCGTGCAAGTGCGACGGTCCGCACAAGAAGCCGTCGCTCTCGCCGGTGATTCGCCGGGTCTGGCAGAAATATAGACAATGCACAGAGTTTGGCGTGTTGCCGCGTGACGGCGGGCTGAACGGTCAGAACCAACTCGAAATGCGATTCTTCGAGGCGTTCCGTGCGTTGGATGATGAGGGCGACGCCGCGAGCCGCAATCGAATGATCGAAAAAGCGGGGCCGTTGGGATTACTTGTCTCCATGTACGGCAAGGGTCGTTGAGTCGCAAACAGCCCCGATAGCCTGAGAATGGACAACCTCGAATTACGCGCGAGCATCCTTGAGGATTACAAGCCTGCATTGGAAAAACTCCGCGCCGAGATTCGCCAGATGGGCAAGGCGGTCCAGGATGCGTCCGGCACGATTCAGCATCGCCGTGAACTGCAAAATCGCATCCGCCAGCAGGGGGAACAGTGGCGGCTGCTCCGCAATTCAGCGGTCGGGGCGTTGTCCGGCATCACGTCCGGTCTGACTAATGTCGCCCGTCGCGTTGCCAGCACGGCCATGTCGATTACCGGCTTGACCGGGGCCATCGGCACATTGGGCGGGGCGGCCGGGTTCGGGATGCTCATTCGCCAGGGCATCACGCTGAATCGCGAGATGGAAAAATACAGAATGACGCTTGCGACCGTGTACCGGTCGCAAGCGCAGGCCAACAGTCAGATTGACTGGATCGTCCGGTTCGCGGAAAAGACGCCGTTTCAGGTTTCGGGCCTTGTCGAGACCGCGACCGCCCTTGAGGCCGTGGGCCTGAATGCCCGCAAGTATCTGCCGATCATCGGCGACCTTGCCGCGGCATTCGGCGGCACCGAGGAGCGGGTCCAGATGCTCGTTCGGGCATTCAGTTTCATGAAGTCCGGCGTCACTGGCGAGGCGATGGAGACCCTTCGCCGGTTCGGTATCAGTCGCAAGGATTTCATGGACCGTGGCGTGCAGTTTGACAAGTCGGGGCAAATGCTCTCCGGCGCCGACGCCGGGATGGGCGCTCTGGAGGACATCATCAAGACGCGGTACGGCGGACTCATGCAGGTCCAGTCTCGCACATTCGCGGGCGTCATGTCCAACTTGCGGGACATGGCGGAGAACTTTCTGCGAGACACCACCGAAGGCGTGTTCGGGGCGATCCGGGATGGAGCCAATGAACTGCTGGCGACGCTCGATGACCTGCGGAACAACGGCACGCTCCGGCAGTGGGCCGACGAAATCGGCGGATACCTCAAGGATGCGTTTGACTTCACGAAAGCGATCGGCGCTAAGGCGTTCAATGCCGGGAAGGAAGGCGGACTCAAGGGGGCGTTCCAGTCGATTATTGACGACTTGAAGGAGCCGGTCGGCAAGGGCATTGACTGGATCATTGACAAACTCAAAACCGGGCTGTGGGCTACGTTTGACTATTTACTAAAGCATCCGTTGCTTGCCGCATTGGCCGGCATCATGGCGGCTGGCCAGTTTGGCGGCGCGATCACTGCCGGCGTGGCGGTCGCCCCGTCTGTCGCTTCAATGGGCAAGGCCGCCGCCGGATGGTCGCCGTCATATGCCCTGCGGGCGGCGACCGGTCTTCCATCTATGACACTCGGCGCGGCTGCAGGCGCAATGATGGGCGTCGCCGCCATCCCGGCCGCCGCAGTTGGGACCGGACTGGCCGTCAGCCACTTTGCAACCGAACAATACCGATCAGATGCATTTGTAAACACCGGGCGAAGGGGATCGGACATCTTTTCGGAGATGAATGACCCCGAGCAATTGTCCGTCAACATGGGCGGCCCAACGCATGTCGTCCAACAAATACAAGAGCGAATACAGGACGCAATCAGGTCCGTTGACGCCTTCGCCGAATCCGTTGGACAGGCGGCATCGACCGCCCAGGCACTACGCGACGGTCTGTCTAATTTCATCAAATCAGCGCCGGGACTCCGGGCGGGCGTCGCCGATGACATCGCATCACAACGCGAGATGTTCCTTGACTCGCTGGACCCGAGTGCGGCAGGCAAACTCGATCGCATCCGGGCCAAGTCCGCGAGCCGATGGGCGGAACTTGCCGGCAGCGGCGGAATCAATGACATGGTCGGCCGGTTGACCGCCGGATCGGTCAATGGTGCGAACCCCGGCGCGATTGCCGCGAATGAGGGTGCGGGCCGCGAAGCGACGCAACTCATGGACCGGCAGAAGACGCTCGCGCAGGAAATCGTCGGCCTTCGCCGCGAGGAATTGGGCTTGCTGGCGAAGATGTCCGCCGAGCAGGTCAAACAGAATCAGACGATTGTCCAGCGTCTCGGGTTCCAGAAGCCGAAGGATCGGGCTGGGGCCATCATGGCGATGGAGCACGCCCTGTCGCTCGCCGACATGGACCCGGAGACGCGGGCAAAGCATCTGGCCGCGTTGACATCCGGCCAGTTGCAGGCCGTGTCCCAGACGGGGCTGCTTCAACAGGATGAAGTGATCGGGGCCGCACGCAAGGCCCTTGTGCGACAGGCGGGCGGCATGGGCGCATGGCGTGCCCACGACCATCTGGTCAACATGCCGCTTGAAGTAGACAGGCAGCCGTTTATCGATGCGTTCGATGAAACAACGCAGGATGTCAGCGAATCATTCGACCGAAACCTGAACAAACTCGTTGCCGCCATGCGGGAGTTTGACGTCAAACTCGGGGCGCGGTTCACGGACCAGACCACGTCGATGACGCAGTTGTTCCGTGACGCCAAGAAGATCCAGGTTGAGTTTCCCGACCC